CCGTTCTGCGCCCATGCGCCACGAATCGGCCCCGGTGAGAGTGTGGTCAGCAGGGAAAAACCCGGACAGGGATAGAGCACCGTGTCCGTTTTGGCCCCCTTGCTTTCCATGTTCTCGGGATACCAATTCACGCACTGTTCCGAGTCTGCGCCCACGTTCTGGCTGGTATAAAACCCGTTGGCGAAGGCGGGAATCTTCACCGATGCCCCCACTGATGCTGACTCAGATTCCACGCTGCGGCATAAAACCCCACCAGTCCAACAAGATAGAACGCGAGTTTTGCGCTTTTGTTATTACCGGAATAGTGCGCGGCCCATCGGCCGTAGGCATAGACGCTGAGCGTGACGCCGGTTTTCACCAACGCAATGCCTTTACAGTGGTTCGGCAGGAGACGATTCGCTTCCCGACCGCCCTGCGCCAGATTCGCGCACGTGGTGATGGTATCGGTCGCCTGCCCGGCAAAGAGCACCGTTGTGGCCTTCCGTAGTCCTTGCGCGTGGGCTTGGACAGACAGAAGAACCATGACCAATGCTGAAGCGAATGAGACGCGGACGTGTCGCATTATGCGCCTGCCGCCGTTCGGTAAAACACCGTCACTTGCACCACGCCGCCCGTGAAGTTGCTGGTTTTGGCCGTAAGCGTGACCGCGCGCGCCGCATTGGTCCACCATCTCGGATCAGCCGTGTAGTTCGTGCTTCCTGAAGCCGTTCCAACCGCTGTTCCGGTGATGTCGCCATACCGATCAGCGTCGGACCCATCGCCCACTTGATAGCCGGTTGCGCCGGTAATGGTGGTAGTCGTGGTCGTGGCAATTCCCACAACCTCTGCGCCAGCAGGGATAATGTTGGTCGTCGCCGTTGATGCACCAGAAAGTGTGACCGCTTCCGTCGCACTCAACAGTGGACTGCTCGTGGATCGTGCCCCGGAACTGTAACCGGAAGTTGTTACCATCGGCACCACCACGCTCGTGCCGAAGTAGCCGGTGCGCCACGGAGTGCCAGAGGAACCGACATCCAGCGACGATGAGCCGATGATGTTGCCGCCAAATTGCGTGGTCGTGCCTCCCGGTCCAATCGAGACGGCGTTATTCATGTCCATGCCGATCAGATTGATCTGCGTGGTTCCGTCAACGCGCATGCCTTTGTAGTAAGTGTTGTTCGACGACAGCGCGAAGCTCGTCCCGGCGAACACGTTCTTAAAGACAAACGGCCCCGTCAGAGTGCCAAGATCAACCGTGTTCGTAACGCCCGGCCGAATGACATTCGCTGTCGTCCCCACCAGCGACTGCCCGCCAGAGAAGGTGACCGTACCCAGGCTGGCTGTTCCTGTGCCGAGCGCGAGACCCGCAAACGTCGGCGTCGAGCCAGTGGCGATATCCTGCGGCAGACTCAGCGTGACGGCCCCTGTGGCTGATGAAGCAATAACCTGATTAGCTGTGCCGGTAATGGACGAGACGTATACGCCGGAGGCTGAGCCAACTTTGATCAGTTTGCCAGTTGTGCCGTCAAACGCCGCCAGCGCGCCATCGGTGGCTGAGGACGGGCCAACCACGTCGCCCGTCCCGAGGAAGATGCTGTTGGCCATTTAGCTCCCCCAGGCCACGGCGCTGATGGACCCGCCGCCCGTGATATTGGAACTGATCCGGCAGCGCACCGCCCAGAAGCCGCCGGGATAATGCAGCATGACTGAGGCCCCGCCGGTAAACGTGGAGGCATTCACAGCCGCGATAACTGACCACGTCCCGGAAAACTGTGGATTCGCTGGGTCCCAATAGGCTTCTTCGATCGAGACCGTGCCGCCCGAGGTCGTGCCGGTGGAAAACAGAAACACATTGAGTTGTTCGACGAGCCCATTGAGCATCAACACGCCGCCGTTACCGGTCGTTTGCGCGTTCTGCAGAATCATGGGATTCGTCGGGAGCGGTTGCGTATTCATCGCGTCACTTTCTAGTTGGAACTGCCCGTAAAGTTGCCGGTGAGCACATTGAAGGCGCCGCCCGACATCGGCACCAGTGCCGCATCCACACCCAAGAGGCCGGGGTCCGCATTCGGGCGCTGCATCCGGAGAAACGCACTGCTCGCCATCTGTGGCAGATTGGCGGGTATCGGCCGCCCCATCGGATTACAGAGTCGCAGCGCGAGCTGGTAGTGGATCGCTTCGGCGTACCCGGGAGGCCCGACCACCGTCGCATTGAGCGTCGCTGGCTGCGCCACCGCCAACGAGGCGTAGACCACTAGGTCTATGTCCTGATCCGGCACCGGCCAAATCGTGAACGTTCCTAATGGCGTCGTCGGGTTGTAGAAATATTCCTGCGGCAACCCGGACGACAATTCCTTGATCGACAGCGCCATGTATTGCTCTTTGCTCATAGGCGCCATCGGGACTTCCACAGCCGGCGAACTGCCGGGATTGACGTAATTCATCCCGTCCACGTAGACCGGGCGCTGCGTGTTGAGATCCCCGCCGGCACCGATCGTGAATTCAAACTCCCCCGCTGGGATCGTGTAGGTCTGCGGGTTGAACACCGCCAAGGTACCCTGTTCGGCCGCCCACGCATCCAGCAGCATCTGCAGACGACCGAGCCCAATCTGGGCATCGGTCGCCGTCAGGGTTTCGTTCGGCTGGTAGACGCCTATTTCACAAAAGGCGCCGAAGATGATGCTGCGGGCGATGGCCATTTAGACATCCGTCTTTTTCGGGCGACCCGGACTGCGCTTCGGTGACACATCCGACGTGGCCGTCTTGAGCGAGGCCAATTCCGAGTCCGAGAAACCCGCCATCGCGGCCTGGACGCGCTTGATCCGCGCCTCACGCTGTAGCTCGAGCACCAGCGCCCGATCCTCTTCGCTCAGCGACTCGAATTCCGCCCGCGCGGCGTCATACGGCGTCACATGGGCGTTCTGAACTGGCGTTTCCTGCCACCCGTCACCCAAGGCCTCCAGCGCCTCCTGGTTCACCACGACGATCTCGCCCTGCCGCGCATGAAACAGCAGCTTTGGAAACTCCTGACGCACATACGGCGGCGCCAGCGGGTCCGCATCCGCCGACCACGAGAACGCGGGACGATGGAGCTTGCCCTTTTCGCTCTGCGGCGCCCGCAGATCCTTCAATTGCTGCGGAATCGGTGACCGAGTTCCGAGCGTCCCCGCCTTCTGCGCCTCCAACAGCGCGAGCAGTTCGTTGATTTTGTCTGGCGTGAGCGCATCAAGCGGATTCGACATCGGTTTACTTCTCCATGGCTTCGATGAGCCGTTTGTAAAACTCGTCCCGGAGGCTTTCGTCGGTCCACCGCAACGTCTGCGAGCCGTCCCCGGACTGAATCACCAAATACCAAAACGACTCAAAGGGTGGCGGCTGCACCGCATTGGCCTTCGTGACCACGCACACGGTCGATGGATTGACCGCATGCGTGTCGTCGTAGAGCACGGGCATGACTAGATCGGCACGCCGGCCACCAGCCCGGACGCGTAGTAATTGATCCACCCGTCATCCGTGCCGCCGCCGAACATCGTCGCCGTGCCGCTGGGTTCGTCGATCTGGAAGAAGTTCCCCATCACGACGTTGTTCTTGCCGCCGCCGTCGATGTGCACCTGCACGGTGGACGTGATGCTGTAGCCCTTCCAGCCGAACAGATTGCCGTTGATGTTGGCGCTCGAGAGCGGCGTCACGATGTGGGCATAGTTGTTGTAGAACTGGTTGCCCACGATCTGCCACTGGAGCGGCAACGCCACGTTCGTCGCCGTGCCCTGCTTAATCGCCGTGTCGCCCGCGCCGGCAAAGCCATAGAACTGGCACCCGCTCACCGTGACAAACGAACAGCCGCCCTGATCGAGGATGCCGTAGTTGCCGCCGGTGAACTTGCAGTTGTAGAACGCCGCATGCGAGGCGTCACGGCCGACATCGACGCCCGAGCCATCGCCGCGCAACAGCTCGACACACGCCGTGGTGCTGGTCGTGGACGCGTTGTTGAAGAAAATGTTGCGGAACGTCCAGCCCTGCGAGACATGCGTTTCCGACGACGTCCCGCCGATTTTCACGAGCGAGGACGCCGCGGGCGTGGAGAGTGACAACCACGTCGCACTGCCGCCGTTCGGAATGCCGCTATCGGTGGACTGCCGCGGGGTCACCGCGAGACCGACAATCGTGATGTCGTTGATGGCCGGGGCCACGAAGTTCTCGCGCAAAACGCCCTGCAAGCCGACGACGAGTCCCGGTGTCGCGTATTTCATCGCCGCGGACATCGTGGCAAACGGCTTGTCGTAACTCCCCGTCTGTTCCCCGACGACCGCCTGTGGACGCACCCAGACATCAATGCCCTGGAGCGCCGCGAAGTTCCCGTTGATCTGTGCCGCCACGGAGCCATCAAAGGCGCCCTGTGACGTGATGGTCGAAAGTCCTGTTGCCATGTGAAGTCTCCTAAAGGTGAAAGGTGGGGCCAGCCACCGAGGCCAGCCCCAGACTTCACTAGCCGATCAGGACGCCATCGTCCGCCGTCGCCACCGGACGCCACTTGCCACTGGCCGCCTGAATGGTGAACACCGCGCCGGCCGTGGCCGGGAACGTCGCCACGTCAGAGGTGGTCGTGTTGTCGTAGAACCCCGTCGCGTAGGTGATGGTGTGCGCCGCCGCCGTCAGCGACACGAACCGGACGATGTTCTTCTGGTCCGCATTCGGGTCCGTGAGCGTGAGCGCGGCCGCGGTCGCTTTGTCGATGTAGATCGTCGCGTCCACCTGCGGATTCGTGATCGTCGAATCCACGCCGTAACTCCACACAGGTACGCCATAGACGCCCAAAGCACTGGAGAAATCCGACGTGAGCCCGTAAATTACGGGCGCCAACGTGTTGTGCGCCACGGCAAACGTCGCCGTGTTGATCGTGTCGCCACGGGTCACGCTGAGGGTCGGAGAGAGCGTGGCATCCGCCACGCGCATCGCCTCGCCATCCACAAGCAACATGGTGTCCGGGCCGATGGCCCCCGTGGACGGGTTCGTGAACGCCGTCAGTTTGACCTGACGGGCATTCTGCGTGACCGCCCCATTGAGCGAAGTAACTGTGAGTGACATTGTTAGCCTCCGATCCGAACGCCGAGTTCCTGACGGAGCACAGCGACACCGTAGAGCACGTCCAACCGCTGAATCCACTGGTCCGTCGTCGCCACGTAGTCCCGGATGACGCGGATGGTGTTACCCGTTTTCTTCGACGCCGCCCGATAGGCCTTGTCCGTGCCACCAGGCAACGGCATATCGACCATCGCCAGCGTGCCGAAGTCCTTGTGGACCGCGAGATTCTGCGGCGACTGCACACCTGAGATCCCCGCGAAGCCCGTGGAGGCCACGCCGTAGACGTACACGGGCGTGTTGTCCGCCGGCAGGTTCGTGACGTTCTGGAACTGCGGCGTGGAGCTCGCCGGTCCCACAATCGCCGGACCGACCGGAATCGTCATCGCGCCGCCACCCGAGGCCACGCAATCGGCCGCGACGACAAACTGCGCCGGCTGTCCCGTGGTCTGGTAGGACTGGATGTTGAGTGAGTTGACCGGCGTGGACGTCGAAATGAACGTCACGATGTCACCCGCCTTGAGCGTGTCTCCCGAGGTCCAGCCCTTCGTGAGGA